GATTTTGGTCTAATGCCCTTGCCTGCTCTCGCAAACTTACCGCACTTTGTTTTGTCGATACGTTCGCACCTTGGCTTTCGCGTTTTGCTTTGTGTGTACGATTTGGCATTGCTGCCTCATACGCATTCATCACATAGCGGTTTTTCGCTCGCTGTGCGCCCCATTTAGGCGAGATTGCGGCAATCGCTTTATCTACTATTCCCATTTTTAAAATCTCGCATATTTGATTCTGTGGCTTTTAACGCGCTGTCTTGTTTCCGCTAACAACTCATTAAGCATTTGTTGATAGCGGTCACGTTGTTTTGTCCATTCGGACACTTGATAAGATACCGACCGTCCATTAAAACTTACTTGGCTTTGGGCGTTTTCGATTTTTTCATCAAGCGTTCGGATTTTTTCTTCTAATTCGTCTCTTTCGTAGATAGCCATTTTTGCCCCAATAAAAAACCGCATTTTTTACGGTGCGGTTAGTTAAGTAGTGGTAACTCAATTTGCAATTTATCTTCAAAGATTTTTAGTGTTGCTTCAAGCAACGGCTTTTTACCTTTCCATTCGTTCAGCGCCTTACCACAAACGCTTGCTAATTGTTTTTCGGCTTTATGCTCGCCCAAGGCTTGGTAATATTGCTCAAGCAATGTCATATTGCCAGATAATAATTGCTCTTGCATAAAATTAAAGGCTTTAATGTAAGCAATCTTAATTGCCATTGCTTTTTTGGTTTTATATCCCATGACTAGCAACATAAATCCGTCTTTTGTCATCTCAAACATTGGGCGCTTTTCGCCTTTTTTATCGATGTATTCAACGAGCTCAAAATTGAGCCGGTTAAATTCTTCATCGCCAGTTTCAAAAATCTCACGCAAATCACGTAATACATTCTTATGTTGCTTACCAAAAACTTTAGCAACTGTTTCAGATGTGGTAACTGTTTTTGAGTCTTTATTTTGTACAAATTGTTTAAAATTTTCGGGATTTGCTAATTGCATTTTCTGCCTCCAAATTTAGATAATAAAAGCCCCAACTATCTCTAGTCAGGGCTTGAGTTATTACCGCAACATATCCACCTTTTCATAGGCTCAGTATCTACCGATTTAAGGGTGTCTAGGAGTTAAAGCCAACCGCTTTTTTTACTTCCGCCACTACTCAACCAGTTACTACTTTTTGATTTAGCTTTTTTGGCGGGTTTGGGTTTTATTTGTTGGATTTCTACCTCACTTTCAGTTTCTTCCTCTGGTGCGGATGATTCTTTGCGGATCACGTTAGGGTTTACGCTTGGCAATTTCGCCCAGTATGGGACATTGTCCTCATCGCCCCACTTAATACGCTCATAACCACGCAAAATAGCGATCGCATGGGCATAGCAAAATAAGTCAAACGCCTCATTGTTGCCCTTACCTGGCTTTCGCCACTTACCGTCTTGTCCGCGCTCCTCATAAGTCAGCTCATCAAAAAACCATTCGCCTAACCATGATGGGAAATGAATGTAATTGGCACCAACAGTCTCTCGACTCAGTGCATTACTAATGCGATCTTTGAGTTGGTCTGTTTGAAGTAGGTATAGCGGTACATCACCGCGTGCTTTAGCATGACGATCTGACCGTGAGGTATTATCAGGATAAGTGCGCGTAATAAGTTTCTGTCGTTTGGTACTATCACCTTTAACGAGATACACTCGTTTTGATATGCCATCACGCTTACATCTGCGCCAAAATTTATAGGCGTTATCCGTTACACCGTCCTCACCACCACTATCCACAGCCATAGCAAGGATTGGCATAAATCCGCCATCTAAGCCCTCGATGCGATACTGCTTATTAAGCACATCACTAATGAGTAAATCCCAGTCCTCAGGGTAGGCGGACGGATCAATCGGGAGACTTTCTCCGTCCGAATTGCTCCGCATTGATGATTTAATGTTGTATCTATCAATAAGCCACCGTTCGCTGTTTTCACCATATCCAACAATTTGGACGACAAAACGGCGATTCCGCCCACCCTGTACATCAACTGCTGCCAATAAAAAACGGCACCCATAAGGCACCGTTCTTTTTTCGGTTTCTTCGCGTCGTTCCATCAGCTCATCGCTTTGGCGTTGCTCAAGTGCGGAGCGTGGTAAATAAGGCAATCCCCAGTCAGTATTTGTTACTGCCTTTAAGGTCTCCTCACTGCCGGTCATCTCAAATTCGTGCTCTGCGTTGAGTAGTTTATAAGTCAACTGCGCCCATGTTTGATAAGCAGCGGCAGGACCCTCTAGCCAAAATGATGCGATACGTGAGTTTCTGCCATCGCCATGTATCACACCGTCTTTGTCTATCGTTTGCCCCTCTTTTAACCATTTGCCACCGATGTTTAATGCGCGCTTTCTGTCAGGCTCGATTAGAGTTTGACAGTGTGGGCATTGCAGCCGAGCTTTTTCCGATGCCTTAACATAATCAGTGTCATCTCGATAGCCGACCATGTTAACCATTGATGGCTCAAACCAATCAGAGCAACTAGGGCATTGCCAATAAAATCTACGTCTGTCGCCACGGTTATATAGTGACAAAATACCTGTTGTTGGCGGTGCCTCGTGAGTCGTTTTGGGATGATGTTTTATATCAACAATATCCTTGCCCGGCGAACTCTCTACAAGTGTCATGCCAGCACTCATAAATGTCGTAGTCCGTTTTGAGGCTAAACTAAATCCATCGCCCTCACCGTCCACATCATCTGGCCAGCGGTCGTAGTCAGTTAATGCAACGTATTTGTAGTCAGACGATGACAATACATTAATTGACGGCCAGCCAATTTTTAATAGATTACCCGCCCTAAAATATTTATCGTGGACATTGTTATCGTTTTTACGTGGACTTAATCTTTTTGCAATCTCTGGCGAGCATCTAAAAGTGCGGTCTAAACGTTTACGACTATGTTCACTGGCTTTCTCTTGTGTCAACTGCACAAGTAAAAAATCTGACGGGTCGCAAACAATCGAGTAGGTTATCCACCCATCAATTAGACCAACCGTTTTACCTGTTCGAGCTGGACCAACAAAAATCACTGCATCATATTCGCGCGAATTCAAGCAATCCATCGGCTCTAAAATATATGCCGCAGTGTCTTTATCCCATTTAACAGAGTTTCCGCCACCAACAGGCACGCGCATATACTCAGCGACTGCCTCTGACACCTTCATCCGACGTGGAGGCTTAAGCAGATTTGCAATGTCTCGTCTAATGTCTTTAGCTGATGCAAACATTACTGCTCCTCTGACTTATCATCGCCAGCCTGTATGTGCGATGACATTTGCAATTTAATATCATCAATTACCTGCATTACACGGATTAATTGTGATGGATTTAATCCACAATCACGCTCTAAAATATCTGGCAATGTATCAAGTGGCTGCACTACTGATTTTGCTAAAAAGCTCATCTCTTGAGCAACCTCAAAAGCGGGCACTAGCTCTCCAGTATCGCGCTCATATTTGAGTCTTTCGTTTTCAGCCTGCCAAAATGCCCGTCTCTCAACGGGTGACAAACTATCAACATCTGCCGTCATTTTTTCGGCAAGCCCGATTTTGATTAAATCGGATATTGCGTATAACTTTAATTTTGAGTTACTACCGATAGCAGGAGTAAGTCCTGCGACCCGTTGCGACACGGTCTGACGGTGCATTCCGACAAGTTCGGCAATCTGATTTATATTGAGTTTTAAATCGAATAAATTATCCATACCGAGACCGTAAAAATGCCTAAAAAGTAAAAAAGATGATGATGCCTAAGATGTCAAAAAACTGTCGAAAACCGCGAGCCTGAAACCCCGTGGAAAGGGGTATCCCCTCAGGAGTACCTTTTAATCTTTAAAATCAAACCTTTAAAATAAAAAAAGACCGCACTTTATTTGGCGGCCTTAGTTTGATTAATCCACTTATTTATATTTGTAATTTGACTAGCGCACATATCACGCTCACCTTGCACTATGATTAAATGCTCTACCGCCTCACCGTATGTACTGCCTGTAAATGGAGTTTTAACACAAGGCGTTAAGAAAGCTTGAGGCGGATAGGTATACTCCGTCTTAGTTGTTACCTTGTTAGTGCAACCGCTCAATAGCGTCATCGTTAATACGAGTGCTATAGCAAGGTTGGCTCTTAATAATCTTTCTGACAACTTGCACTTTGTCTTGTGTTGCTTGTTTGATTTCATCATTGATTACTCTCTGTTGCTCTACTGCTTGGCGTTCCGTCTCAATCGTATCTTTTAGCGATTGATTAACCTTTTCTTGCTCTGCAATGAGGCTAGCCTGCGCTTGGTTTTCGGCTCTTAAGTCATTTATCGCCCCGTGCTGATACCAAATCCAACCACACAGGCTAGCCAATACTGCAAGGTAAATCAGGGTTGATTTATTAACCATTACACCCCTCCATATTAATCCACCATTAACGCACGAAATAATCTACATCGGTCATCTAAACCATTGGTGCCACCATTGATCCTAATCGTTACCTTTTGGACCGAATCAATAGATGCCAAGTCGTTAAATATCCAGTACCAGACTGCCGCTTTGACCGCTAAATCTAAATTACTTGATACTTCTTTAGGGTTGATTGTATCGCCTAGCCATTGAGCGAATTTGATGTAGTTACTCTTACCAGTAATTTGAATTAATCCACGACCACAATAATTCCAGCCGTCCATTGTTTCTTCTGGTCCATTACCCATTCGATTAGCATATACTCGGCTTGCAATCTTCTCGGGCTTGCGCTCGTATTGGCGAGCAATGCTAGGGTTAGGAAAATACTTGCGGAAAACTCTCATCAATCCATCTGCTGAGTAATTTAAGTTTTCGTTCAAAGTGGTAAATCCTGCCGTCTCATGCCCGCATTGAGCAAGAAACATTGCTTGTTGTTGTTTGTTATAACAGCCAGCTAAATCAATATATTTTGATATCGCCTGATAAACTCCCTTGATTGCTTTTGGGAAAACTTTATTGAATGTCGTTTCGGGAATAATCATTGTCATCTTTGTCAATCCTACGATTAATAAACTTAAACAAAAATTCGCGTATTTTTTCGGTCCCAATAAATCCAATCATTGTGCCGAAAAAAGCTGAAAAATCTGCGTGGCCGAATATATGAGTACACACAGGCACTGCCACCCCAGCAATAGATGCGCAAATCATTGCATCAATAAATACATACCGAAATGCTGGTTTCTTGCGCATAAATCCCATTCTTAAAAGCGACATAAAAACCGCTGCACCAGCACTTTGAATTGAACCGTTGCCAAAATTGATTTGTAACCAAGCCCAAATCAAAGCCCATACATCTGGATCTTTCATAGGCATTATTTTTTTACCTCAAATAAAAAAGCTCACAAGTAAACTAATACCTATGAGCTGAATATATGGCGGACGATACTGGATTCGAACCAGTGACACACAACTTAACAGGCTGCCACTCTACCAACTGAGTTAATCGTCCAATAAAAAACCCCGACCGTTTCCGATCAGGGCTATATTAAATTTATTTCGGTGTTCACTACTTACACTACGACCACCTTATATGAGTATGATAGGACAAGATGACAAGTATGTCAATATATAAATCGAATTTTTTTAATATTTTTTCTTTTCTCGCTCTCTATTGCTAATTTAACTTCAATCTTGATTAGTTTCTCGTAAATAATCGCTTTCATCAGTGCCAAGTCTTTCTCTACTCTACGCTTACAAGTTTTTAAGCAAGGAATTCTGATGTCTCGTTTACCATTACAAGGCTGCATATATTGCGGTTCTTCACGCTCTCTTAACTTCACTGCGATTTTATTTGATGTTGATTTGTGGACATAATACGAGAAAAGAATGAAGTGCATCCGCTCATCGTATTTCTTGAAGAACATCTCCACCTGCTCACTAATCATCATTCCTAATTCATCATCACAAATTGCACTGCTTGGCTCGTCTTGCGGCTCTACGCTTTTCATTAACTTGTAGAGAATGTTTAGCTCTGGTTTGTCTAATCTTCCACTATTAATCCAACCACCCCAAGAATACATTCTATTGTCAACGAATTGAATTTGGTCGTAGTCTAGCTCTGGTAGTTCGCTGAATTTATTCATTCTTATTCCCCAATGATCCGCATCCAATTAATCTAATTCAACACCGTTTGCATTCATCTCAAATGCGTTTTTATATTTTGTTTTGTACCCGTTAACGCAAACATTTGGGTGTGTTGCACTCTTGGAAAATAAGGCATCCTTAACACTCCATCCGTTTTTAATTCGTCTATTTATTGTATTGCCAGCTACGCTTACATTTGGTTGTCTCGCCCATTCTGCAGCTGTCATAGTTATTCCGTTGAATGTTATTTTACTGTGTCGCTTATGGGTGTATTTAGGTATTTTTGAATGACTTCTCATTACGTTACAGGCTCTGCATATCGGTCTTAGGTTTTCTAGCCTGTTGTCTTTCACGTCCCCGTTGATGTGGTCTATATGCGATGAATTCCATGTTAATTTACATCCGCACAAGTCGCAGTTTGGTAGATTTTCACCGTATTTACTGTAAATAACGTATCTATGCTCATAAACATTTCCATTTGCCATTGCTAGTGGGTGTTCTGGCTCATATAGCATCTGATAGCCTTTTTGATTTTGGGTTCTATATTTTTTCTTGCCTAATTTTGTTAACTCGTAAGTTCCATATCTCATGAATCTAAAATAATGCTTCTGACAAACGCAGTCTTTTTTGTACATTGCTTCTCTATCGCAACCGGCTACCTTACATTTCATTCTCTAGCTCCTTGATTTTTGCTCTATAAACTTTGATTAACTCTTTAAGCTCGGATATTTCCCATTTTTTAATTCTGTGTTGATTTTCTTCTAACCACTGAACCTCTTGTTCGCCAATCTTCTCTACCAGTCTTGGTCTATATCCGTGTATGTTTCCACCGCCTACAAAGAGATTGCATCTAATACAACCAGAATGAATGTTTCTCTCGTCAAATCTTAGGAATGAACTTCTACCTTGTGGGATAAAGTGCGAGGCTTGAAAACTTGGTTTCCATACTGCACCGCAAGCGATACAAGGCTGACCTTTGTCTCTCAATCGGATGAATTTATTTACTTCTTTTTGAAGTGCTTTCAACCAATGCCCTCTATCGCTTTCTAGTAGTTTTTTCTTCCGTTCTTTTAATTGAGCCTTTTCCTCTTTCTCTTTTTTCTTCTTAGCTTGCTCTTTGGAAAGGATAATCGCACATTTAGGCGAACAGACTTTCTGCATCGAGCTTATAGTTTTCACAAAGTAACAACCGCATACTTTGCATTTGGTTTCCTTAGGTTTGTTCATAATTACCACCATTTGCCAGTGATTAAGATTGTCCCGATAACAATACAGGCATAAGCTATAATTAAAATCTTCAATTCTTTCTCATTCATCGTCTGCACCCTCAACAAAACAAATAATCAAAAACACCACAACAAAGAGAACTACTGCTAAGGCTATTTCTTCTCTCATTTAGTGCCTCCAGCCATCACTAAGAATTACATCATTCTCAACCGCCCACGATTGAACGTACTCTATAAGGCTTGCTAGTCTCTGTACGCTCATTTGTGCGGTACTTTCTCGTAGGTTTATGACTTCACCCTCAAGCCCGATTACCATTTCAGCTTTACCACCTGTTGCGATTTTATGAGCTGATACCATAATCATTTTCCAAGTGTCGATGTCTCGTTTCTTCCCGTTGAATTCGCACTGTTTGCTAATGTCGCTTAATAGTGCGTGTAGCTTTGAATTCTGCTCAAGTGAGCGTGTCATTGGTTGAATTTTTACCACCAACGGTCTTTTATCGTCCGTTGGCAGCTCTTTGATAAATTCAATACAATTTGACCGCACTTGGTTTGAGCGTAGAAAGAATTGCTTCTTGTTCACTTAATTAACCTCATTACCCCAAACATCCCAACCATCTGACTGATTTCTGGCAAACAGTTCAATGCGAGGTAAGTCACCAACCAACTCAACAATTTTTTCACGCACAACATCAGGTTTTTTGCTATGATGTTGTATTGGCTCAACTATTAGCTGACTTATAGAATTGTTCACCCTGCCTATCTTTCCTCTTGTGGCAATCAGACAGCACTCAGTATTCCCCCTAGTCCAGCGCCCAAGCCCAAAAAAGAACGTACTTTTGTTCTTTTTATTTGTTTTAATCCACTGGAACCCTATTGTTTTGTATTTAAACCCCCAAGCCTCAATAAGTTTTAACCCCTCTGATAGCATTGGATAAGTAACCCACATGAACAGAACTGCATTTTTATCTGCTATATCTTTAACTGGTAGATTACAGATATCACCAATCTTCATCGTGCCGTAATGACTTTCGGCTGAACCGCTACACCCTTTATCCTGATAACGCCAAGGCGGATCAGCATAAATGACGTTGTATTTTTTATCTGCTTTATAAATATCAACAAACTGCCCTTTATCAAATTTTTGTTCTGTCATTGGATGGCTCCTTTTCCGTAGGTTTTCGCATAGCTTTTCGGTGTTTGTTGCGGTTTTTCGTTTAAATCTTGATAGGCTTTTGCTTGGTCACAATCAACAAAATGCCCTTTATCAAATCTCATATACGCAGTGCCTAATTCACCGAAACGGTTTTTAGTGATGATTGCCTCTGAATATGGATTATCTGTATTGGATTTATACGCACCCTCACGGTAAAGCATAATTATTTGGCTTGCATCTTGTTCAATCGAACCAGAATCTCTTAAGTCGGAGTTTGCTGGACGTTTAACTGCTCGACTATCTACTTCACGATTAAGTTGACAAAGCAAAATAATCGGAATGTTGAAATTTTTGGAAAATGTTTTGAGCTTGCTCATTGAATTGGCGATAGCTTGTGTTAAGTTGATGTTCTTTTCTTGCTTGTGATCCATTAAGCCTAAATAATCAATCACGATTGCGGATAGACTGCCTACTTCGCTCAAGTGTCTTTCGGTAATCGCACAGATTTCATCTGCTGATAAACCGCCGCGGTCAACAAAATAGATTTTTTGTTCACGAATATCGGTGATTGCGTTGGTTAAGCGGTTGTAATCTAAATCATCTAAATCTTGAGGATTACGGAGTTTTTTAACACCAACGCCACCAGTCGCGCTTAACAAGCGGTCAATTAGTTGGAAATTTTCCATCTCAAGGCTGAAAAATAATACTGAGCCGTTGTTTTTAGCGATGTTTCGTGTGAGTGTTAGGCTAAATTCTGTTTTACCTGTACCTGGACGACCTGCAACCACCACGATATCGGTAGAATTGATGCCGCCAAGAATGTTATCCACTGCCTCAATGCCGGTATAAAGTAAACGCTCTTTAAAATCGCTTTTTGAGCGCTTTTCTAGCACGTCAATGTAAGAATCCATCAATTCACCCATTGCCACAGGTTTGATTTCTGTTTTGCTGACAAGAAGTTTTTGAATTTGATTTAACGCTTTTTGAGTTAATTCGTTCACTTGGCTTTCGTTGCGAGCTTGTGACATTTCGCCAGCAAGTTTAAGCATTGTTTGTTGAGCTGACCGGTTTACCCAAGAAGAATGGATTTTTTTAGCATAACCTAGAAGATTTCCGCCATAGGTCGCACCGTTTGCCATCTCTGCTAACGTTGCTAGGTTTTCGCCATAGTCTTGAGAAAGTAACAGGAAGTCGATTAAATCGTGTTTACGGGCTTGTTTGCGAATGTTTGCGTATAAAGCACCTAGATTGTATGTAGCAAACATTTCAGGTTCTAACCAGCTAATCACCTCCCGAGCTTGAGCAGTTAATCCTGTTGCTAGCATTGAGCTGATTAGTCCGTATTCCAGGTTGTAGTTATTATCTTGCGTTACCATTACCAATTTCCCTCTAAAACTTTGTCCAGTGTTGTCTCTCTCAAGATATATTCAAAATCTGCTTTCCAGCCTCGATTGTTTTCACCAAAATAGAAATTTGTGGCGGACTTTAAGAAGTCTTTGAAATACTCACCAAGCGCGGACTCTACATCGGTCTCAATTTCAAATCGTTTAATAAACACTTGAGCAAGTTTCTTAATCGCTTTCTTGCGTTTATCACTTAACTGTGATGGATTAGCGATTAGTGGTAGGGTTGAATTTAATTCTTTCACCAAGGTGTTGTATGTTTCCGCTACTGCTGAATAATTCACCTTGATTGAGTTTTGTTTTTTGTCAGTGTGCGGCTTGTCCGCACCCCCGACTTCTGAATGTTCTGCGTTAGCAGATTCCCCGTTAAGGGGTAAGGGGTTATTTGTATGTAATCTAGTGTTGTAATCTAGTGTATTAACGAATGTCACTTTGTCGCACTCCCGAATGTCACTTTCGGACATTGGGGAATGTTCGTTTTGTGCATTCGCCAATGTTGCTAATAATTCGTCTAATTTTTCACAGTCGATTTTGTAATACATACGATGTTCTAGGCGTTTATGAGTTTCGATTAGCACGCCTTTTTCACGCAGTAATTTGCGAGCGGTTTCCTGCTCTTTTCTTGACAAACCAGTTTCAATTTCTAATTCTTCTTGAGTTTTATATACACCAAGCTCCGAGTCGGATTTATCTTGCCAGTAGAAGATTTGCTCAAAGAATACTTCAGCAATAACACCACCAAATAGACGTGCTAAATTTGGGCGATATGCAATCACTCTACCTGTATTTTTTAGCATTTCTGATGGTTTCATATTTCCAATTCCTTAATAGCTTGTTCTGTTACTCTGTCGTATTCTTCTTGGTTTGCGTTTCGCTCTCTTAGCTCTCTTTTAACTGTCTCGTACGCTAGGATTTTTTCTCTATCGTCTAAGCTAGCTACAAATTCGGGTGAGAATAATCTTTTCATATCAAGCCTCCAACCAATACTGAGCAACACGTTTTCCGCTTGGCACGGTAATCATTTTGCTGATGATATTGTGACCGCGCTTTTTAAGGTCATAGATACGAGCGCCAAGACGTAAGCAGTTAAAACGCTTTTCTGCGTCTAAGTGCGTTAATCTTTCGCCGTTTTGGAGTGCTTTTAAAATCTGTGCTGATTGTGTTTGACTTGTCGTCTCGTTTTGATTAATATTTTCCATGTTAATTTTTTCCATGTTAATTTTTTCCTAAATTGCCACGGTTGCCGCCGTGGTTTTTTATTTGCCTTTCTTACTTGACGTTTTTACAAAGCGTTTTGCCTTATCTAATAAATACGTCATCACGTCCGGTTTAAACGAACTTCGTTCATGCCTATCCTCACTCCGAGAGCGCAAATATGCTAGTCGAGTTTCAAACTGCAGACCCGCGAATTCGAGTTCAAGCC